ATGAATAGTCCGACACTTATACTTATTCTTCTGGCCGTCGCTGTGGTTTCGGCTATAGTTTCCAGAGCTTATTTTCTCCGGAGGATTTACCGTAAACTGAATTATATGCTGGATGCTTTGGAAGACAAGGAGACGAATTTTCATTTCAGCGAAGAGAAGTTCTGGCATCGCCGTTTTAACCGGACATTGAATCGGATTCATGTTTTGTACGACCGGGAGCGTCAGGAAATAGCCGAACAGGAAAAGTATTATGGTTGGATGCTGGAGCAGGTACATACTGGAATTGTTGTGGTGGAGTTGTCTGAGAAGCGGAAAGGGCAGGTGGTTTACAGCAATTCGTCGGCCCTGAATCTGCTGGGACTGGCTACATTGAGCCATGTACGCCAGCTGCGGTCTGTAAGTGCAGAACTGGAAGATGCTTTCTGGAAAGTCTCTTCCAACAGCGAACAGCGAAGTCTGTTTTATAACGAACAGGGAAAAATTGCAGTGTCTATTTCAGCATCAAAAGCTTTGCTTCAGGGGGAGCGGGTGAAAATTATAGCTCTGAATGATATCACGGGGGAGATGGTACACAATGAAGAACTTTCATGGAACAGGCTGATCCGGGTACTTACACATGAGATTATGAATACGGTAACTCCGATTGCTTCATTGAGTCATACTCTCTCGCAGGAAGTGGGAGATACGGACCGGTCAGACCGGATCGACTGGAAAGAATTGAAACTGGGATTGGATACCATAGCCAGTTCGTCTGACGGTTTGATTAAATTTGTCAATACGTACCGGAGTCTGACCCATGTTTCAGCACCTGTCAAGAAACCTTTTTTCGTACGCGAACTGATTGATAAGGTGGAACATCTTACGCGGGAGTCTGTTCATCAGGCTGGGGCTGTTTTTCTGTATGAGGAAAAATCTGATGACATCCTTTTGTATGCCGATGAGAATCAGTTGTCGCAGGTTTTTGTCAATCTGGTGAAAAATGCCTTGCAGGCTGGAGCAACCAAAATAAAGATTACGGCAGAAATTGATTTTGCCGAAACGATAAAGATTGCTGTTTCAAACAATGGCCGGCCGATCAGTGCGGAGAGTCAGGAAGAAATTTTCGTTCCCTTCTATACAACCAAGCAGGAAGGCACCGGTATCGGTCTGAGTCTTTCCCGGCAGATTATGCGTTTGCATAACGGTACGCTGACACTTGCACGCAGCGATCAGCGGATGACTACTTTTCTCCTGCATTTCAAATAAAATACAGATATAAAGATACTCCCGGCAATCTCTATTGCCAGGAGTATCACAACACAAAAACTAAACTAGACATAGCTTTATAAATATAGTCTTATGAGTTGATAATCTGGCTGATAGAAGCGTTTTTGGATTGTTGTCCGACAATAAAACGGAAAAAATCACCTAGTTTTTGTCAATATTTAAGTACGTGAGGGAGTTTAATACCTCATCTATAAATATTGATCGATAGTGGGGACATTCCAGGACTCCTTTTTGCTTTGCTTCCCTGTACACCTTTGAAAATAGCTTTGCTTTCTCACGATCGGTTACTGGTATTTCTTCGATGGGTGTCATCAGGAACCGGCATCCCCAGCCTTTGCAGGTCGGGGAGAGCTGGCAGTCGGTGGGGGAGTTCCAATTTATGATGCAGTTTATGACTGTTTTTGACATTTTGGTATGTATTTTTAAACTGATTTAAAATCCGTCTGTAATACTAGTTGTTTCTTTGAGTCTGTTTTGGATTAGCTCGTATTGCGCCTGTATAGCTGCTCCTATTTTGTCCTTCTTAAACTCCTTGTCTCTATAGTCTGTTGTAGTAACGAGTCGTATTTTCTTTACTCCATTGGACATTTGTTTTATTTGTTCTTCGTTTATTGCGAAAGCAGGGTGTATGGTATAGTCAGAATATACGAATCCGTTAATGTTATGGACATCTCTTACTGTTCCTGCATATTCCATCTGGGTGTGTAGTTCCAATATGGAATCATCGTTGAGCTTGATTAACAAAGTTCCTCCTTTGGCTACTGTTATGGGGGTATTTGAGGTTGTCTTTAAGGAAAGAAAATAGAAAACATTTTTCTCTGTGTCCTGTTCGGCCATGAGGGAAACTGAAAAGACAGTTTTGTCCTTCATGCTTCGCACATTTTCATACTTGCACATTATTGAACGTTCCCCGTTCTCTGTCTTGTCGTATTCAATTTCCTGTGCGAAAGAAGTTATTCCGAACAGGAAACAAATGGTGAGTAATAACAACTTTTTCATAGTTTATCCAATTTTATTTGATTTCTGTAAATTGCATTTCTGGCATAATAGTTGTAAGTTTTCCACGCTTGTATCACCACCTTTGGAAAATGGAATTATGTGGTCCAAATGTAGATTTTCAGTGGAGCCACAATAAACACATCTTCCTCCGTCTCTATTCCATACAGCATCGACTACTTCTTTGGGGATCGGTGGCCGTTTGTTTGCTTCCGGGAATATTTCTCCTTCATCCATGAGTTCCTGCAACGCTATTTTCTCAAGGTCCTGTTTGCGCTTCTTTTGTAATAGCTTTTCTTTTATCAGTTCTTTTTCAAATGCATCAACCTTTTCAGAATCTGTCTCAATAGTGAGAACGGTATCTCCAGGCACAAGAGCCGTCTTTCCTTCATAGTACACAATTCCTTTTTGTGGAGACCTTAACTGAATGTATGCATCTCCGACAGTCACAGTACAACATTGTGCATTTGCTTCTATTATTTCTGGAGTATTCCATCCTTTGTTGATATAGTTGCATCTTGGTTCATAATCTACTTCGCCCACTATTGCTTTTTTTATCTTTAATTTTAGGAGTGTTCCATCCTTTTCCCATCCAATGAAATCATCTTTCCTTTCGATTATTTCCTGGACAGAATATTTTATGTTTGTCGTTGTATATGAGAATGGTTTATTTTTTGTCTCTGTTGCAGGCTTTTCCTTTTGCAACGTGTAATTGTACAAAGAATCGTATTTTTTCTGGAGGGAAGAAAGTTTTTCATTCAACTCCTTCAGGTCTGTATCAGATTTCTTCTCTGTTTCGGAGTATTTCATCTTTATAAGCAGAGTTTCATAGTCTTCTTTCAGTTTCTTGTACTTTGTATAGTAATGAAAAGAAAACCATATTGGCAAACCGATAAATAAGCATAAGATGATGATGAATGTAAACATATCCTTTGTGATTTATACGTTTTATCTTCTTCTCGGTCTTTGTAGTTCAATAACATTAAATATCTGTTTCACGTCGGCAAGGTTGATGACTTTATCCGGATACATAGAGTTCAAAGAGTGGATCGTGATAGTGTGATTTTCCACGTTATGATCAATGATACGTTTCACTAAAATTCCTTCTGTATGCACGATAACGAAGTCCCACTTTCTGATGTGTAATTTGCTATCCACCCATAGGTGTGGTTGTATTTCCCGGCATAGCAGGCGGTCACCTTCCAGAATGGCATCCTCTGTTCCATCGTTCATACTGTCTCCTTTCACTTCAAATGCAACGTAGTGCCCTTGTGCTTCATGGTCTACGATGTAGGGGATGGTAGGCAGAGTCGCCATGTATGCTGCATCTGCATATCCAGAGAGGTATCCGGCTTGTGCGTATTGGCTCACGAGTGGTACACGCAATATGATTGGTTCGTCAATGAGGGATGCTTCATCTGATGGCTGGTTAGGTGTATTCAGCATTTCGCCTTCACCGGTGAGTAGCCATTGTATGTTGAATATGTTATCAAAAGCATTATTGAACCTAATAAGAAACTTTTCTGTCAGGTATTTTTCATCTCCATTTAGGGCACGGGATATGTTTGATTTGCTAACATTCATTTTGTTAGCAATATCCTGCTGTGTGGATATGATTCCTTTAAATATGAGGTAATTCCGCGCTTCCTGAATTGACTGTGATTTAGGCATATCAACTTAGTTAGTATTAATAAATGCAAAATATCAACATAAAGTTGGTATTTTATTTCATAATATCAACTTTGTTAGTATATTTGCAACATCAAACAATAAACAATAAACAAAGGAACAGAAAAAACCTGAGAGAAGCAAATAAAAGTGATAACTAAAAAGAGGTAACGCCATGAAAAGATTTGATTTAAAACAGATAATGAAGGATGCTTGGAGAACATATAAGTATGTTGCTAGAAAGAAAGGCAAGACTTTCGGTGAAGTCCTTAAATCAACATGGAGAATGGCAAAGATGCAGTTTGCAATGAGTGCGGCAGCTAAAAGTGAGCCGTTCTCAGGATTGAAATCAGCCAACAAGAAAGTGATTACCTACGATTGGTCAGGAGTAAAAGCTGAAGACATCTATCCTGATAACACTTCCGGTTACTTAGGTTCGAAATATTGTGGAGATTGATCAGGATAACAACTCTCTATCTGGCCCAGAGCCTACCCTTTAATGTGGAGATAGGGAACCAGCTAAACCGATGATAAGCTAATTCGGGATGGGAGACTTAACCCTCAAAAATGAAGTCGTGTTCCAGGCACGTAAAAGTAGCTGGCGCCGTAAGCAGTATGGCAGTGAGGTAATACCGAAACATACATCATAGCAGAGGCGAAGAACAAGCCGTGAAAGCAACCGATTGCGATGATATGAGCATAAGGCAGCAGCGGTAGATTAAGTTATATGTCCTGAACGGTCATGCAGTGAAGAACAGTAGCTGATAACTCCGGTGGGAAGAGCAGAGAGAGCTTATCAGGGCACTGAATTAAAAACAATAACTATGCACGCATATAAAGACATTGAAACTTCGGTATTGCTGAAGATGATACCGATTGAAGATACGATATCCTATTATGGTATAAGTAATCTGATCCAGAATGTTGGAATTGATGAAACATTGAGAGAGATCAATGAGGAGGACATAGTAATGTATTTGAGAAAACAAGGATATAAAATTGAGGAGCCATGCGAAAACTAATAGTTCTCTGTGCTATATCCGTAGTGATAATGCACTTTAATCAAGACCTGTCCGCTATGTACTGGATAGGATTCGTCGGGTTTATAATCACAAGTTTATTAATCGCAAAAAGATTGGATGATGAAAGAACTGCAAGAAACAATAGATAACATCAGTGATGATTTCGCAGATATTAATGCAATACTGGCAGCCCGCTCAAGAGAGCTAGACAGACGTGAGGCTTTCGATAAAGAAATCAGTGAACAGATTCAAAGTATTTTAAAATCAAAAAAATAAGGCTATGGTAAAGGTTACAGAAAATTGGGCATCGACTTTACGGAATATGAAAGTCGGGCAAATCGTGATATTTCCCATTTCCTCAATATCGTCAGTGAATACAACTATTTCCAGACTTCGGTTAGAAATGTGTGTGGTAGGAGCTGACTGGAAACGAGAAGGGGAGATTGATCGTAAGAATGGCGAGTTCAAGATAAAACGTGTGTCATGAATACCTTGTCAGAACGTGAGCACCTTGTTGCGGAGCAATATTGCAAAGGGCTTGCAGATAAAGAAGTGGCAGATTGTCTTGGTCGCTCTACATGGACTATAAAAGCGCAGAAACGTGATATATACAGAAAGCTGGGTATCAGTAAAGATACAGAATTGGTCTTGTATATGTTATGCGAAAAGCTGAAGATCAACTTCGACCTGAAGGAGATTCGTAAACATGGTCTGGAACTATTCTTCTCTATCCTGTTCCTTGTCATAGCCGCTATGGATATGCACATTGATATGCGTAGGGTTGAAAGACTGCAGGGAAGGGCCAGAGTTACCCGTGTGGTTAGAGTGAGAAGGAATAACATTAATGAGTACGATTATGATTTATCAGCATAATAATGAACTTCGAACGACATTGCTGAATGACGGAACTGCATCAATCTTGTTGAAGAATATTCTTCAGCAAATGGAAATGGAGGAATTCAGTAAGAGGAAATCTGAAAGGATTGTGGGTGGACCGAAGAAGCTAATCGAATTGGTGGAGAATGGGGCTGTTCGGGTACGCTATTCGAATGGAAGGGAATATTACAATAGTTCAGATGTATTAATGTATTGTAGGGCATCTGGCAATAGAAAGAAGGAACGTGTACCCCGTAAAGCTAAGAAATATAAAAAAGGTCTTGTAGCTTGAATTACAAGGTAGCCGGTTCGATTCCGGCTTATTTCACGAATCCTTAGAGAAGGAGTATCACAACATTTAGACTTAACTATGGACCGCTTCACGAGTTGGGGCGGTACAAGGGGCAGAATTGGCTTCCCGGTTCGATTCCGGACTGCCCCACAATATCCGAGGTCTGGCCGCTGAGGGTATCAAATTAGTATTAACCACTTAAATTTTTGATTATGGGATTGATTAAGAAACCAAATGAGCTTATTGTGAAAACCAATTTGTCAGCAATGATTTATGGACAACCTGGTATGGGAAAAACGACTTTGGCACTGAGTGCTCCACACCCGCTTCTTCTGGACTTTGACGGTGGCATACACCGTGTAAACGCTGCGCACCGTGTGGATACGGTACAGATAAGTAAATGGGAGGAAGTCAATGAAGTGATGCAGTCGCCTGAGATTGCCGATTACGCTACGTTCGTGATTGATACGGCAGGTAAGATGCTTTCCTTTATGGATAAGTACATCATGCAGAACAATCCTAAGATGCGTAAAGCGGACGGCACGCTTTCTCTTCAAGGCTACGGGTTGCGGAAGAACATGTTTATCAACTTTGTCAATCAGGTTTCCCTGATGGGCAAATCTGTGATATTCGTTGCCCATGAACGAGAAGAAAAGAATGGAGACGAAAAGCAAATCCGTCCTGAAATCGGTGGCTCTTCTGCCGGTGACTTGATTAAGGAGCTGGATTTGGTGGGTTATATGGAAGCTATCGGAAAGAAGCGTACCATCTCCTTCAATCCTTGCGAGAAGTTCTACGGGAAGAACACTTGTAACCTTCCAGAGCGTATGGATATCCCAACCCTTCTCAATGACAAAGGAGAATTGATTGGAGAGAATAACTTCATGACGAATATTATCAACACTTATTCAAAGTATCAGGAAAAACAGACGGAGCTTTCTTCCGAATATGAAGACCTGATGGAAGTCATCAAGGCGCAGGTGGAACTTGTGAATGATGTGGAGTCGGCTAACAATGTGGCGAAATCTCTTGCAGGTATGCAGCACATTTTTGACAGTAGGATACAGGCTGGTGTTCTTTTGAACAAGCGATGCAAGGAACTGGGATTGAAATTGAATAAAGTCAGCAAGCAGTATGAAGCAGCCTAATTATAGAATGTATCCCTCACTTCTGGATAAGTTCGAAGCTTATCTGAGGGTGGATGAAGAAGTGGAAAGCTTCTTCAATATAGACAATGAAACCGGAGAGTATAAGCGCTCTCCGGAAGAAGTTGAAGCGGAATTGAAACAGTCTTTGATTGACGCGATCAATCGTGTACCCTTTGCCAGTGAAGCAGCTGACAAGGGTACGGCCTTTAATGCACTTGTGGACATGGTAATTCATAACGAGTCGCATATACCAAGTGAACGTGCTCCGTATTCCATTATTGGAGATAAGGAAACAAACATTGTACAAGTAACTTTCCCAGAAACAGATCTGGCACCTATGCGGAATTTCCTCTTTGATCGTAGATGGGTTATTGAGCAGGCAAAGTATTTCGATGGGGCAGTAAGTCAGTTGTATGTATCTGCAAATCTACCAACCAGATACGGCGATGTGGAGCTTTACGGCTTCATCGATGAATTGAAACGTGATGTGGTATATGACATTAAGACGACAGGCAGCTACAGTTTCGGCAAGTATGAGCACGGATGGCAGCGTCATGTGTATCCTTACTGCCTGATAACTTCAGGACAGATGGAGAGTGTGAGCGCATTTGAGTATACGGCCTATGTTCTCAAAGGCGGTACCAGCCGCACTCCGCTCATTTCTGGGACACGCTATCCGGAATACTATACTTACAATCACGAGCAGAGCGTAAAGCTACTCACAGCCCATGTAGAGCGTTTCATTGAGTTTCTGGAAGCGAATAAGGAATTAATCACTGATAAAAAGATATTTGGACAATGAGTCAGACAGCTATTCTAGTGAAGGAAAAGGGCGTGGTGAGGATTGACAAACCTTTCGACTTTATGTGCAGCCAGCTTCGGAACGGACGTTACAAGGTCGTCATCGAACGGTATACGGAGCCACGAACTATCAGTCAGAATGCCTTGATGTGGCTTTGGTTTACTTGCATCGAGCAGGAAACTGGAACGGACAAGCAGGACGTGCATGACTACTACTGCAGTCTTTTCCTTCGCCGGACGGCTGTAATAAACGGAAAAGAAACGATAGTTGCCGGAAGCACATCACGGCTGAATACCTTGCAGATGACTGACTTTCTCAACAAAGTGAAGGCGGATGCGGCAACTGAATTGGGAATATCGCTTCCTCTTCCGGATGACTTGTATTATCAAGAGTTTATTAACGAATATAAGTACAGGAGATAACGAAATGAATATTACAAAAGCAAAAGTAACGAAGGATAATACCCTTGTTGCGACCTATATGGATGAAACGGGTACGGTTACAGTCGAAGGTAAGAACCTTGTGACGAATGACTTGATAAACGCTTTCAAGGCGCTGGTTCCCCACATGGCTTTTCTCTGTGAACAGAAGGAGGCAGACGGAAAGGAGTTCCTGGAGGATATGCCGGAGAACATTGACAGCATCCTTGAGGTGACTGGATTTACGGTGGGAGGTGACGGTGACAGCAGGGGAGTCACACTGACCGGAAAGCGGTTCCTGAAAAGCAACAAAGTACTGAACCTGAACGCACCGTTCACTAAGTTTACGGATGAGAACGAGGACTATGCATTTCAGTTTGAACTGGAGCAGGCAATAGAGTCGTGCAGCTATGAAGTGAACGAGTATATTTTCAACAAGAAATGGAAGGTGGTACAGCAGGAACTTCCGTTCGAAGAACAGGCTGTGGCAGATATTCAGGCTGATGCGATACCGGAAGCGCAGACGGCGGCTCCGGTTAGTCCGGACATTGAAGCCTTCCAAAAGATAATGGACAATTCAAAAGTGACGATAGAAGTGAATGGGAAGAAAATCAAGCCCAGAAGCTCCAGCCGTCACAAGACCACACAATTAGCATCATAATACTATGTTGTACCCATTTTGTGTAACGCAAACCCCGAACTGCTATAAGATAGCTTTCCCTTATCATGCAACGCTGAAAGAACTGGTCCACCGTATTCCGAGTGTTGCCAAGAATCCTAAAGCGGCTTATATACCCAATGAACGTGCATGGAGAGTTTCTCTTGAAGATAAATGGTATGTGGATAAGATGGGAGAGTGGGCCGTATCTGCGAGGATATGTAGCCGTATACAGCGGTCAGTATCTACTAAGGCTGTAACGGATTATACCATTCCAGATCTTCCGAAACTGACCATTCCCCACGGGCTTCTGTTGGAGCCTTACGAATATCAGAAGGAAGGCATCGCCTACGCTTTGCAACACAAGCGATGTATCTTCGGTGATCAGCCGGGGCTGGGAAAGACATTGCAGGCAATAGGCACGGTTACGATAGCAAAGGCGTATCCGTGCCTTGTTGTTTGTCCGGCAGCTTTGAAGATAAACTGGCAACGTGAGTTCAAGAAGTTTGCCGGAAAGCAGGCAATCATATTGGATGATCATAATAAGTCAAGTTGGCAGCGGTTTTATGAACAGAAAAAGGCAGATGGCACGGCTCTATGTGACATCTTCATAACCAATTACGAGAGTCTGAAAAAGTTCTTTGTACAGGGAATAAAAGAGGATTCACGCTTTACCATGCGCTCCATCACGTTTGACCCTCGTATCTCATTGTTCAGGTCGGTAGTGATAGATGAAAGTCACAAGTGCAAGTCTAGCAAAACACAACAGAGTAAGTTTTTAGAAGGAATATGCAAGGGCAAAGAATATGTGTTAGAGTTGACCGGTACGCCGGTGGTTAACAATAATACGGATTTGATTCAGCAGCTGAAAATAATGGGCCGTCTGGAAGATTTTGGAGGGTACAAGAATTTTGTCGAAAAGTTTTGTGCCAGTCCGAAGCAAAGCTCTAATGTGAAGGAATTGAACTGGAGATTATCAACTACTTGTTTCTTCCGGAGAGAGAAGGCTAAGGTATTGACACAGCTTCCGGATAAGTCACGTCAGTACATTGAAGTGGATATCACCAACCGTAAGGAGTATGACAAGGCAGAACAGGACTTAATTCAATATCTCCGTACTTACAAGAATGCAGATGATGACAAGATTGCCAAGGCTATGCGTGGTGAAGTTATGGTGAAAATGGGAATTTTGAAATCTATATCTGCAAGAGGAAAGATTAAGGTATTCTCCGAATTCATCCATGATGTGATTGACGGTGGAGAGAAGCTGATTGTTTTTGCCTATCTCAAAGAAGTTGTGATGGAGTTGAAGAGCCAGTTCCCCGATGCTGTAACTGTTACGGGTGATGACAATGCAGTACAAAAACAGAACGCGGTAGACCGCTTTCAGAACGATCCAGAATGTAAACTGATAATATTGAACTACAAGTCGGGAGGTACAGGCTTGACGTTGACTGCATCCAGCCGAGTTGCATTTATCGAGTTCCCCTGGACGTTTAGTGATTGTGAACAAGCTGAGGACAGAGCCCATCGAAACGGACAGAAAAATAACGTGAACTGCTATTATTACTTGGGAAAAGATACGATTGACCGCTATATGTATGACGTGATCCAAACCAAGAAGAACATCGCCAACGGTGTGACCGGAACAGACGATGTGGTGAAGGAGAGCGTGGTGGATATGGCCATGAACTTATTCAGCCAGAAGTTATGAAAAATATATTACAATCATTGAAAGAAAATGTTGAGAGTGGAAAGATTACTCTACGAGAAGCCGCTATCAAGTTGCATGAGACCGGATGGATAAGCTTCATAGATGAAGAAACTACAAGAAGGTTGCTTAAACTGTAATGATATGAGAAAGCAGACTACACCGCTATCAGAAAGCCAGATTCAGCATGATTGCCTGACATGGTTCAGACTTCAATATCCGAACCTGGCTTTGCTTCTGTTTGCAGTTCCGAATGGTGGCCGCAGGGATGCAAAGACAGGAGCGAGGATGAAGTACGAGGGAGTGATAAGAGGAGTTGCCGACCTTATACTCCTTATCCCCAAAAAGGGATATGCTTCCCTCTGTATTGAAATGAAGACACCGAAAGGTGTACAGAGTGATAGGCAGAAAGAATGGCAGAGAGAAGCCGAGAAGTACCGGAATCGGTATGTGGTTTGCCGTTCCCTTTCTGATTTTATGAAAGAAGTAAACGAGTATCTGTTATGACCTACATAGAACTGATCAATAACTTCTGGTTCCTCGATGAAGACTGGCAATTTACCTGCTGTGAAACGAGGCTTTATTTTTACTTGTTGAAAACAGCGAATCGTTTAGGCTGGGTGGATAGCTGGACACGTAGTGACACTAAGGTGGCGTCTGACGTGGGAGTGTCGGTTAATTCGATGAAAACCGCAAGAAACAGATTGGTTCAGGCGGGCTTGATAACATTCAAAGCTGGTGGAAACGGGCAACGGGATAAAACGAAATATCAAGTTATATGTGAGTTTAGGTGTCAAAATTTGATACCTAAAGTACCACCTAACCTTGAACCTAATCCTATACCTAACCTTGAACCTAAAGTACAACCATATAATAAGACTAAGAATAAGACTAAGAATAATAATAACTCTGGCGAGTTATTTCCGCCCGAAGAAAAACCGAAAAAGAAAAAATCGGCAAAGGTAGAATTTATCCCTCCCACATTGGACCAGATAAAAGCCTACTTTGAAGGAAAGCTTCCGGACTGGGAAAGGCAGGCGGAAATATTCTTCTATCACTTTGATGCCTTGAACTGGAAAAACACGAACGGCGCCCGTATCGAAAGATGGGATAGCCGGGCAAATCTTTGGATAATCGAAAAACAACTTCAAAATGGAAACAAACCTACAACGAACAATGACAGCAGTTCTGCATCCTTCCCAGCTTGTGGAGGGGGAGGCACGTCCGGCGGCGATGGAGCTTACTCTACTGCAACAGAACTTGAAGACTGGATTGACAGTCTCCCAATTGGTCGATAGCTGGTCTGGAACCACTGCGCAACTGAACTGTAACCTGAGTATAGACGATGTTATCCGTCATGAAGGAATACCCACACTGGCCGATGTGAATCGTGTGTACGGGAATACGGTTTCCGTGCGCATTATCACCCGACACCTTCAGTCGGTACTGAGTTACGCCGGGGTGGAGCTGACGCCCGCACAGCTGGCCGAAACATCGCTGGCCATTCTATCCAGCTATTATTTCCTGAACTTGGCAGAACTCTGCATTTTCTTCACGCAGCTAAAGAACGGGAGTCGTGGGCAGTTTGTTTGGGGGAGCAAGGTAAATAACCAGGCGATAATGGTTGCTCTTCATGACTTCTGCCTTGATCGGGGTGATGCTTACCGAAAGCTGGAACAGGAAAAGATACGGATTGCAGTTGACAGAAGCTACAGCCGGATTGCAGATGCGGCGGCTGCGATGGTGAAAGGGGTGGATTCCATCCGAAAGCTGAAAGAAAAGGCAAGAACTGATTTTGCGGCTTTCAGAACGCTTTTCCCATTGCTTCCAGACAACTACAAACCTGAAGACCTGTTCAACGCATACGGGGGAAAAGAAGCTGCAATTAAGGCCATATATGGAGGAAACACACCACCGCCTGACATAGCGAGTGAAGATATATACAGATTCCTCTGTGATTACAACGTGAAGATGAACCGTAAATGAATTAACCAAAAACCACATCAATATGACAACTTTTGAAACAACAATCCAGACGTATCTGGAAAACCGCGCAAAGACTGATTCGCTCTTTGCCGAGACCTACAAGAAAGCAAACAAGAGTATCAAGGAATGTTGTAATTACATTTACTCCCAGGCACGGAAATTGGCCAAAGGTTCCAACTCGGTTGGTATCGATGATGCGACAGTCTACGGGTGGGCTGTCCACTACTACGATGAGGATGACATCAAGGTCGATGGAGTAGAGAGCCGTGTAGAAGTGGCAACACCGGAGCCTGCTTCGGTAGAGCAACCGAAACCGCAGCCTAAGCCGGTCCAGAAACGCAGGAGAGGGGAGGATAATAGTCTGCAACTTTCATTATTTGGGGAATTATGAAACCAAGAACAAAACGTGAAAAGCTGGTGGTTGAACTCAGCAGTAAGCTGCCGGCAATAACAGAAACCCAGATAAGATGGGGAAAGAAGCATTGTTTTCCACATAATGCTTACCGCTGTAAGGATGAAATGTGGTGCAGTGAATGTGGAAAGATGTGGGTTGATGTAACTGGCCAGAAGGAAGGGTACATCAAGTGTCCTTACTGCGGTGAAAGATTGGAAGTGAAGGTAAGCCGTAAGACCAAGGATAATGCAGTAAGTTATCTGACAGTCGTTACAACATCGGGAGATTTTCAGGTGCTCCGTCACTTCTACACAGCCAGGTATGCAAGAAAAGAACGTGACACACATTATTTCATCGATGAGGTATGCCAACAGTGGATAACTGCAGACAGAAAAGAAACGGTTATGGCCAAGGCTATGAATATGGGATATAGAGGTTGGCTTCACGGTACAGATATGAGCATCAAACAGGACGGAAATATATACTATTCACATTCGTATGACATAGATGGTTATGTATATCCGAAAGTAAAGCTGCTGCCTATACTCCACAGGAACGGTCTTCGTACTTCGTTCCATGGCGTTACTCCGGCCAGACTGATACGTGCGATTCTTGGGGAAAGCAAGTATGCGGAAATGTTGCTGAAGACAAAACAATATAGTATGTTGGATTTCTATATGCATCGAGGTGGGCTTTCCCATCCGTGGGCAGTGAATATCTGTAACCGCAACGGGTATATCATTAAGGACGGATCGATGTATGACGATTACCTTCATTTGCTTGATTATTTCCACCTTGACACACATAATGCTCACTATGTATGCCCAAAGAACCTGAAGAAAGAGCATGACAAACTGGTTGAGAAAAAGAGAAAGATAGAAGCGAAGATTCGGGCCGAGGAGGAACGGAAGAGACGGATTGAACGCATGTCCAGAATGAAACAGGATATCCTCTCTTTCATCCAAAGAATCCAGCCGTTCCTGGGAATGGAAATCAAGGATGAAGGTATCGTGATCCGTCCGTTGGAAAGTGTTACCCAGTTCTACTTGGAAGGAAAGGCAATGCACCATTGCGTATATAGCAACGGGTATTATAAACGCAAGGACTGCATAATCCTTACAGCGCAAAAGAATGGGAAACGTCTTGAAACGGTAGAGGTCTCTTTAAAGACCTTCAAGATCGTACAGAGCAGGGCGGTCTGTAACGAGACCAGCGATTACCATGATCATATTATCAAATTGGTAAACCGTAACATGGGACTGATCAGGAGGGCCGCATCATGAAAGTCTGTGTCGAGTGTGGCCGGAACCTTCCGGAAAGCAAGTTCCGGGCCTATGAAACAAAATCCGGCATTCATTACACCAATAGATGCCGGTTATGTGAGAGCAGACACACGTCTGAAAGAAGAAAACAGGACAGGCTTCATGGACGGCTGGCCAGATACACTAACGAGCAGCTGGTAGCCGAACTCAGGAAACGTGGAGCGCATATCATGTATAGAAGTGATTTTGATTGTGTAACAACGATTTGACGATGCGATGGGAAAGCTGAAAGTTTATTATGGATGGGCGAAGATAGGCACTATCCGCAAGAAACGTGCTATATCCGTCATGTATGAGAATGAATGGCATGGCTGCAGGTGTGATCGTGGACAAAGGATTTTGAGGGCAGCACAGGAAACAGTAATAGAGAGGTATCAGGATGAGGAAGAAGAGAAAGCCGCAAAGGATTGTACCCGGATATTTACCGAGTATAGCCTGTTCTTTGACGAAAAGCCAATAAACGGCAGTCTTAACAAGATACTCCAAATGAACAGTGAGGCCGACAAGAATCATGTATCTAAGGCTATGCGTGATAAGATTGCTGAAGCCTTACGAAAAGCCTTTATGAAGGCCAACCGCGGATATAGAGAACCAGATGGACAACAACTTGAATTAAATTTTGAATAACATGGGAAAGCAGGAAAGTTTGAGTGATTATTATCAGTTCGCAAAGGATTTGGCCAAAGCTGAAAAGGAGCTGAAAATCGAGAATTGGGTGCAAATCAGCATCTGCTACGGTTACGGTCATCAATCTGTCACCCTATACACCTACGACCTTCCGCGTGAAGTGTACGAAAGGAGGATGTGGGTAATCAGGTGGAGGGTGGCCAGATTGCAATGCCAGCATCCAAGGAATGATGTGTACACTTCTTTTTACTACTACGACAAGCGTTCAGGAGAGTCGCTTGAAGTGAGTTCCTGCCTTTCAAAGCTGGTTTCAGCAAAAGCCCAGATAACAAAAGCAGAACGTAGGATGAATGAGTACATCGAGCACAACCGTCAGAATAACATGTTCTTTGATGAGAATACGGACGAAGAACTGGTTAAGTTCCGGGAGAAACTGGAACGCAAGAAAATTGAGTGCGCTGAGTGTGAAAAGAGACTTGAGCAGCTTGTAGAAAAAAGGAGAAATAATCAATGAAAACTAAATTATATTACCTGTTTCTGGCAGTCATGTGGTGGCTGCTGGGATAGGTGGAAAGGAGAAATGAATATGATGCCAAAAGAATTACCTAATGTAATGAATGATAAAGGGTATCAGAAAGATGCCCGTGATTTTGCAAAGAAAATGATGGGATGCAACGGATTGCTTTTCCCTTGCAAAGATTTCAATCATTTCCAGGAATGGATGGAAGAAGCTTTGTCAAAGGCTTATCTGTATGGGGCGCAAAGTGCTGTAAGAGTAGGTTATCTTCTTGCTGATAAGGATTGGGAAGAAACATACAAAGGATTAAAAAAAGAGATTGCTGAATTGAAGGAACAAATAAAGGAGGACTGATTATGGGTAGAGATATTAAATTCAGGGGCAAATGCTCAGGACAAAGTAAATATGCAGGTGAATGGGTGGAGGGTGGTTTGGTTGTACCACAAGAAATTACCAATAATGAGGTATTAATTATTCGTGCTATTGCTGACGGTTGTACAACTACATATCATGTTGATGCAGATACTATAGGCCAGTTTACAGGATTTCATGACAAGAATGGGAAGGAGATTTATGAGGGTGATATAGTTACAAGCAACCGTTATCCGTTTGTTAATGATAGAAAACCTAACTACTACGGTGTAATAGAATGGTTTGATTATGACGGTTGTTTTTCTTGCTACTATGAAAAAGCGAAAGGAAGCAAGTGTCGTGGTGTTAGTGTTGGGATGCCTGTTGATTTTGACATGGATGATGCTAAAGAGTATGAAGTAGTTGGTAACATTTTCGACAATAAAGAACTTTTGGAGGAATGATAATGGATAAGAAAGAAGAAATGCTTAGGGAAGCCGTTCACGATCATTATCAGTGTAACGGAAAGTATGCTTGTGAAGAACGTGCTTATTGC